ACTGTTATTAATGGATCGAATTATAATTTCTATAATAGAGATGAGCATACTGTTGTTGTTACAGCTGGGAATCCATATGTTTTCGAGAACATTGAATTAACAGAAGGCACTCCACTTACATACAAATATACAGTTGCCGATGGTCAGAAATACATTATTCCAAATACAAACGCAGATATGACGACTCTACGAGTTCGTGTTCAAGAATCTGCTACATCGGATAACTTCACAGTATTTTATCCAGCAACTGACATTATGTCGATTGATGCAACAAGTAAAGTATTCTTCATCAAAGAGATTGATGGTGGATTATATGAATTAGTTTTTGGTGATGGTCTGTTTGCATATGCACTAACAAATGGTAATGTGGTTCATATGGACTATTTCGTCACTCATGCTGATGCCGCAAATGGAGCGAGAACATTTACATATAATGGCGATTCAATTTTAGGTAGCAGTTTAGTTGTTCAGACAGTTAATATTGCTGCTGGTGGCGCACCAATTGAAGATATCGAAAGTATCCGTTTCAATGCACCGAAAATTTATACTGCACAAAATCGTGCTGTAACTCCTGATGATTATAAAGCATTGATATATGCAAGTTTCCCAGATGCAGCTTCTGTTGCTGTTTGGGGTGGTGAAGATAACGATCCACCAGTTTATGGAAAAACATTTATTTGTGTTAAACCTAAACTTGCCGCTAAACTAACACTTCAACAGAAGTCTGATATTACTTCTACAATTCTTTCATCGAAGAATGTTGTTTCTGTAACTCCAGTTATTGTTGATCCAGAATACATTAACATTGAATTAAGCACAACTGTTTATTACAATGATAGATTAACAAACAAAACACCTTCGCAATTAAGAACTGATGTTATTAACACAATCACATCATACGATGCTGCTGACTTGCAGAAATTTGAAGGTGTGTTTAGATTCTCCAAGCTAAGTCGTTTAATTGACAATTCAGACAAATCAATTATTAATAACATTACAACAGTTATCCTACGAAGAGTTATTGCTCCACGTTATAATGTTTCTGCTGAGTATAACATTAATATGATTAACCCAATCTATACTTCTGGAGAACCAGAAGGTGCTGTTGCTTCAACTGGATTCTATATTAAAGGTAGCGATAAGATTCACTATCTTGAAGATACTGGTAATGGGTTTATTTCGCTTTACTATCCAGCGGCAGCTGATAATACTGCTGTTGGTGTTGGATCAACAACTACTCATGTTATCGTAAACCCTAAGATTGGTACTGTTGATTATGCCAATGGTGTTATCAATATTAAGAATCTAAATATTACTGCTCTTGCCGAGCCATATTTTGAAATTATTATCAAGCCACAATCAAATGACGTGGTTTCTGCATATACTCAAGTTGCTCAAATTGATGTTGCTAACCTAAATGTTAATGTTATCCTTGATAATACTGCAAACGGAGATCTGCGTGCTGGTAAGAACTATCAATTTACTTCTAGTCGTTCATAATGCCTATCAATAAACCAAAAGTTTCTTCTCTAGTAAAGGCGCAACTCCCAGAGTTCGTCAGAGAAGACTATCAGACATTCATTGCATTCTTAGAAGCATACTATGAATTTCTGGCACAAAATTACGATGTTGATTTAACAACAGTTCGTGATGTAGATAAAACGCTTGATGCGTTTCTAATCCACTTCAGAAACGAATACGCAAAAAATCTTCCAACTACTTTGTTAGATGAGAGATTTTTAATACAGCATGTCAAAGATTACTACCTTGCAAAAGGCACTGAAAATGCCTTCTCTGTTTTATTTGGTGTATTGTTTGGTAAAAACGCAAGTATTGAATATCCTTCTAGACAGATGCTGCGTGCATCTGATGGTAAATGGAATCAGGACGTTTCAGTATTCGCAAAAATTAATGCTGGCAACCCATCGATGGTTGTTGGTAGATTGGTTGATGTTGTAACTCCAACTAAAATTATCCGTGTTCAGGTTGATAAAACTCAGAACGTAGAGATTGAAGTTGATAGAGTAACTAAAATTGCAGATAATATCTACGAATTTTATATTGATCGTAGATTCTTCGGTAGTGTTAGCATTGGTGATAGAATGCGTTATTCGAATGTATTCGACGCAACTATCCTATCAACAACATCAAAAGTTGAGATTCAAAGACCAGGAAAACATTTTAAAGTTGGTGAATTATACGCAATTAAAAACGGTAAAGGCACTGGCTCAGTTTTAAAAGTATCACGTGTTGATGCTAATGGTGGTATTCTGTCACTTGAGTTTGTTAAATACGGTATTGGTTATGAAACTGACTTTACGTCAACATTACTTCCAATTGGTGGAACATCGGCAACTACTGCTGGTTCTTCATCATTGAGTATTGCTGGTGGTTCACCAGCATATGATGTTATTTTCAGCGAAACAACAAACGGATTCTTTGAACAAGGAACTATCAATACTTCAACATATAACAACTCTGGAGACCCAGCTGTTCTACCAGCGTTTGATGGAACATATGTTGGTGATATTGTTCGTGAGTTCTTCGTTGATAACAAATATACAGTTCTAGATGCTGATGAACCAGCAGTAGTTCGTATTAGTCTTGGACCATTGACAAAATATCCTGGATATTATACAAGTAACGATGGTTTCCTTGATGATGCAATTTTCATTCAAGATAGTAAATACTATCAGGCATTCTCATATGTTGTTAAGATCGATGAACGATTAGAAGCATATAAGTCTGTAGTTAAAACACTGCTACACCCAGCTGGTATGGCATTGTTCGGCGAATACGATATTCGCAACGAATTTGATTTAAGCACACGTCTTGAGTCAATGATTAAATACTTGGTTCTTACTTTCCAAGATCAGGTTGGTTCTACAGACTATGTGTCTGCAAAGGATTTTGGTAAGGGTGTAACTGATTCGATTACAGAGTCAGATGTATATGTTAGTTTATTATCAAAACCACTTGGTTCCCAGACCGACTATAACGGAAATACTGAGGATACAAAGGTAACAATTACAACGAATACTCCAGTTCTTGGTGTAGGTAAACTTGTGAATAGCAGTTTACTGTATGATGGTGTTACATTAGATAATAACAATGTCACTACATCAGAAACATTGACTAGAAGAGATTTCGGTAAACTTGTTAATAGCAGTTTACTGTATGATGGTGTTACATTAGATAATAATAACATAGCACCAACAGAGAATATCTCTAAGAGAGATATGACGAAGTTGCTTGATTCAACTCAAGCTACTCATTATTTGTATGATAACATAACGGCAGATAACGAGACAGTTACGACTACCCATGCTGTACCTGTGCTTGTGACGACTAAATATGTTAATACGAATTATTTGTTTGATGGTGTTACAGCCGATAACAATACAACAACTCCAACTGATAGCGGAGGACACTTATGGTTGAGTCCATATACCGACCCTTATCCATCTACGAGTTCTTATTTTTTAAACGATAGCGGAAATTATACAACTGGTGAATCCGCTTTCACTGGATAACTAAAAGGAGATTCCTATGAATTTACAAGAAGACCTAAAAATGAAGGGCGAATTGACTATTTCCGTTTTCGGACGTGATGGCAATTTAAAAGAAGCAATCAAAGTTCCTAACCTAGTTGTTACAACTGGTAAAAACTATATCGCTTCACGTATGGCTGCTGCATCAGCCCCTATTATGAATACTATGGCAATTGGTACTGGTACTGGTACTCCAGCTGCAGGTGATACTGCTCTTGGTACTGAAGCTGGTCGTGTTGCTACTACTGCTTTTACTGCATCAACTAACACTGTTACTGCAACTGCTACATTCCCAGCTGGTACTGGTACTGGTGCAATCACTGAAGCTGGTATTTTTAATCCAGTTTCTGCTGGTGCTTCTGGTGGTACTATGCTTTGTCGCACTACATTCCCAGTTGTTAACAAAGCTGCTGGCGACTCTATCGCTATCACTTGGGTTGTTACAGTAAGCTAATCAAAAGAAAATTTAAATGGCTACATCTTCTCTACTAAAAACCATCCTTAGCAATTCAATTGCAGATGGTATTTACAATGAAATTTCTTCGAGATACGCAAGATATTATTATTTCTTGGGTAGAACACTAACATGGGAAGATGAGCTATCGCCACCATATCCAACCGACAGTTATGCATATGACTTACAGACTCGTAATGAAATTATTACGATGAAAGAAATTAAGCCAACTGACGTGTCATATGTTGTTCCAAGATATGACTGGGTAAGTGGCACAATTTATGACCAATACGATGACCAATACTCAACAGAAGTTCAGGGTGTTAATCTTATTGGTGGTGGTTTAAGTTATGCAACTGCACCGAATGTATACATTGGTAGCACTGGTTCTGTTGCATGGGCACCATCGACACCATATGTTATGGGTCAAATGATTTCTTCTGGTGGTAATTATTACATTGTAACAAATACTGGTATTAGTAATGCTTCAACTCCACCTACTCATACTTCAGGAACAGCACTTAATGGAACTGTTTCTTTAGAGTGGGTTTCGATTAATGACGGTAATGGTTCTGGTGCCACTGCTGTATGTACAGTTTTAGATGGTTCAGTTATTGATATCACAATGACTCATCGTGGTTCTGGTTATACATCAATCCCATCTGTTATTATTGCTGGATCAAGTGGCGCAAACGCAATGGCTGAGGCTGTTGTTACTATTGCACATTCTGGTGCACAGAGATTAGAAGATACTATATTCTATGTTGTCACAGATGAATATAATGTGTATAAGTGTCTCGATAATAATCTAAATTCCCCATCAACAGTTAAGCCAACTGGCACATCTGTAGATCCAACGATCGGTGCAGATGGATATATGTGGAAGTTTTTATTCAATGTGCCGATCGCTTTACGAAATAAATTCGTAACCGATCAGTACATTCCTGTTGTTACTGCTTTACGCAATCAGTTTTACTCAAATGGTTCTTTACAGACAATTCGTCTAGATCAGGCTGGTTCTGGATATACTTCTGGAACTATCACAGTTCAGGGTGATGGATATTCTGCAGCGAACCCTTTATATCTTACAAACACAAACATTAGTTCTGGTGGTTCTGGATACACAAATCCAGTTACAGTTTCAGTCGATCCTCCAGTAACTGGCGCAGCTTCATGGAACGCAAATTCAATTGTTATCGTTGGTCAGAAATTGATTCATGGTGATAATGTATATGAAGTTGCAATTTCAGGAACAACTGGAAGTGTTGCACCTGTTCATCGTTTCAATACAGTTGCCAACGGAACAGCTGCATTAAAATATGTTGGAACAATTCCAACTGCAGATGTAACACTTACTGATGGTGTTGTGACTAGTTTCACGGCATACGGTATGCTCCGTCAAATCGAGATGCTCGGTGGTGGTTCGGGATACACAAATGTTCCATCAGTAAACATCACCAATGGTGGTGGCTCTGGTGCAACTGCCGCTGCAGTTTTAGCAAATGGTTCTGTTATTCGTGTAATAATTAACGATCCAGGACATTTGTATACTTCTGCCCCAACAGTTACCATTGGCACTCAGTGGACTGCATCAACAGTTGTTAATACTAATGATCAAATTTACTATTCAAATCGTTTGTATACTGTCACTGTTGCAGGAACAACTGGTTCTTCTGCTCCGATACATTCAACTGGATCAGCAACCAATGGTACTGTGACATTAACTTATGTCGGTGTTCCAGCAACTGCAGTGGCAACTATTAAATATGGTTCAGGATATTCAGATTATCCTGGAGTTACTATTTCTGGTGGCGAATTAGGTATTGGCGCAAACGTATATTTCACTGGTGTTAAATCAGAGGCAACTTTGATTCCTATCTTCTCTGATGGCGCATTAACTGCTGTTCAGATTGACGATGAAGGTGTTGGATACTCTTATGCTAATTTAACAGTTCAGGGTGATGGAACTGGTGCTGCTATTTCTGCAGACTTAAGTCCTGGTGATGTTAATACTCTACAGGCTAACATTGAGTTGTTGACACTCGATGGTCGTATTATGAACATTCCAGTTATCTCTGGTGGTTATGGTTATGGCTCTGCATCAGTTACTATTACTGGTGACGGAACTGGTGCTGCTGCGACAGCCACAATTGTGAATGGTTCAATTACTAAATTAACAATGACGAATTATGGACAGGGATATCGTTGGGCAGTTGCCACAATCACTGGTTCTGGATTCGGTGCAAAAGCAAGACCTGTCATTGCTCCATATGGTGGCCATGGTAAAGAAGCATTGAACAACCTATTTGCACGTGCATTGATGTTCTATAGCAATATGTCTCAAGATAAAAATCAGGGATTTGTTGTGAACAATGACTATCGTCAATTGGGTATAATTAAAAACCCACGTAAATATGGATCAACTGCATCATTAACTTCTATTGCAGCATCTGGTTGTTGGGTTGTTTCTGGAACAGCAAACACAACTCTGTTCCCAGCTGATGCTTCACTAACTAAAGTTGATGATGGCACTCGTTATAGAATCGTTACAAACAATGGCTCTGCGCTTCTTATCCAGTCATTGGATAATGGAAGTCCTGTAATTGGAAGCGTATTCGTGAACGATAATGGAGATTTATTTACAACTTCTGCTGTAACTGCCCCAACGGCAGATAAATACTCTGGAGACCTATTGTTTATCGACAATAAAGCTGCGTTTACTCCAACTTCAGACCAAACGATTACTCTTAGAACTGTTATTAAGTTCTAATAAATACAAAAAGATTACCTACAGGATAGAGTCAAAGAATGTTAGATTTCAATACAGAACCATATAATGACGATTTCGACGAGAATAATAAATTCTATCGAATTCTTTTCCGTCCATCATTCGCTGTTCAGGCACGTGAACTTACTCAAATGCAGACTATTCTGCAGAATCAAATCAAGCGTAATGGTGATGCGATTTTCAAACAGGGTGCAATGGTTATCCCTGGACAGATCTCCATCGACAGAAAATATGCGTTCGTAAAACTCCAAGATTATTATGGAGAAAGCGTAACTGAAACTTACGTAAATAATTTAATTGGTCAAACTATCGTTGGTCAAACTACTGGTGTTCAGGCGATTGTTCTTCATGTTGAACATGCAGTTGGTGCAGATCCAACAACATTATATGTTCGTTATCTAGATTCTGGTACTAATACAACAACTAAAACTTTTGCTGATAATGAAGTATTATCTGATGGTGTTAATACACCAGTTCAAGCAATCGCTTCTTCTGCAACTGGCACTGGTTCATCTGCAACAATTCAGCGTGGTGTATACTACGTAAACGGATTCTTTGTCCTTTGCGATACACAAACAATCATATTAGACAAATACACAAGCAATCCAACTTATCGTGTTGGTTTGACTGTTATTGAGAAGAAACTAACACCAGAAGATACTGGTTACGAGATGCTTCTTGATAACGCACAGAACAGCTATAACTATGCTGCTCCTGGTGCGCATCGTTACTATATCGACTTAGTTCTTTCTAAACTTTCAATTGACTCAACAACAGATGCTGGATTCATTGAATTGCTTACAACTGTTGAAGGTACAACACAGAAAGTTGTAAATAAGACTGCTTATTCTGAGATCGAAAAGACATTGGCTCGTCGCACTTATGATGAGTCTGGTAACTACACTGTTAAACAATTCAAAATTGATGTTCGTGAACATCGCGACAATAATCGTGGCGATTGGGCACCGTCAACTGTTTATTTAATCGGAGACGTTGTAACTAGCAATGGTTATACATATGTTGCAAAAATCTCTGGTACTTCAGTAAACATTCCGCCATCACATACACTTGGTGACGCTTTTGACGGAGCATCTTCAACTGGTGTTGAGTGGACATACAATGAATCACCATTCTATAATCGTGGTATCTACAAAGATGGTGATGAAGCAAAATTAGCTATTGGTCTTGAGCCAGGAAAAGCATATGTTGATGGTTACGAGATCGAAAAGATTGTAACTGAATATGTTGATGTTGATAAGGCACGTGAGTATGTTCAAACATCTAACACTTATGTTCAGGCACCAGTTGGTAACTTCGTTTATGTTACTGGCGTAAACTCTTTACCTCCATTTGACGCAACTACTGGTTTTGCAAAGATTAAAATCTACAACAGAGTTGTAGGTTCTTCATACGGAACTCTTCCATCAGATTCTTACCTAATTGGTACTGCCCGTGTTAAGAGTATCACATGGGATAGCGGAACTATCGGTGATCGTGCTGCAGTTTACAAACTGTATTTGTTTGATGTTCAGATTTCTTCTGGATATGACTTTAGCCGTGACGCAAAATCTTTCGGTTATAGTCGTGGCGATGTAAACTTAAACTTCTCTGCAGACATTAACCCTATCAATACATTATTGGCTGGTTCTGTTACAACTTATACAACATACCCAACTAAAGGTGCAAGCACTACTTTAACTGGTTTCGGTACTGCGTTCTCTGGTGGAACTACTACTAGCCCAGCACTAAAAGCTGGCGACTATGTTTATGTTGGAACAAACCTACGCAGAGTTGTAACTGTTACAAGTAATGGTTCAATCGTTGTTGATTCTTCAGTTACTGCCGATGGTTCGTTAGTTTACCTTGTTAAAACTGCAACTCAAGAGCCGCAGAATGGTTCATTGTTGTATCAGTTACCAAACTACGCTATCCGTTCAGCACGTGACGGCAGCGGAACAAAACAAATTATCTACTATGCAACTGAGTATCTATCTGGTACTTCTGGTTCTGCCACTGGAACTCCTGGTAGTCCTGGCGCATATTGCACATTAACAGTTAATACTACTTCTGGTGTTTTCGCATCAGAAGCTGAATCTGACAACTACATCGTTATGTGGTATGATCCTACTAATGGTGGTCAGGTTGTTAAACCACTATCAATTAGTTCTGGTGGTTCTACTTCAATCACATTCACTTTGGATTGCAGTACAACAAACTACTCTGCCACAAACTTTACTGTTATGGCAACAGTAAAGAAAATTGGTTCAGATGGTGGCGAGAAAACTAAAACTCTTGTATCAAGCGCAACTGTAACATTCACATCTCAGGCAGCAGCTACCAATGCAATTTTATCATTGGGTAAAGCAGATATCTTCCGTGTAACATCTGTAATGATGAAGTCTGGAACATGGGGTGCCGAGGGTTCTACATATTCTATCGATATTACCGATCGCTATGATTTAGATAATGGTCAAAGACCTACTCACTACGATCTTGGTAAGTTGCTATTGAAGCATTCATTTGCTCCACCATCAGCATCTATTCAGGTATCATTCGATTACTTCAGCCACTCGACTGGTGACTACTTCACAGTAAATTCATATCCTCCAACTGTTAAGTATGGAGATATCCCTTCTTTCAATTCAACATCATTGAGAGATTTGATTGACTTCCGTCCACGTATTAACGATGCAGGAACTGTGTTCTCTGGATCTGGTTCATCATACTCATTGATTCCAAAACGTGGTACTGATATTACTCTTGCATATTCTTACTACCTGTCACGTAAAGATAAACTTGCCATTGACTTCTCTGGTAAATTCTTTGACATCCGTGGTGTTGCATCTGTAACTCCAAACGTGCCAGCTGATCCAGCAATGGGTATGGTTCTTTACAATATCTCCATTGAACCATATACATTCGGTACAACAAATTCAAGCGTAATTATTGAGCCAGTTGAAAACAAACGCTACACAATGCGTGATATTGGTAAACTTGAAACACGTATCAACAATCTAGAATACTATACTTCTCTATCAATGGTAGAGCAAGATACAAAACAGTTGGCGATTAAAGATTCAACTGGTCTTGATAGATTTAAAAATGGTTTCATTGTTGACTCATTCACTGGCCACAATGTAGGTAATGTTCTGTCACCAGACTACCTATGTGCCGTTGATATGCAGAATCAAGAACTTCGCCCATTCTTCTCAATGGACAACGTAAACTTGGTCGAAACATTGCATGTTGATAGCGAAAGAACTACAGCTGGTTACAAACTATACGGTGATGTTATCACATTACCATTGATTAGCGACTCAGAAGTTCTTGCTCGTCAGCAATATGGTTCACGTCTAGAAAACATTAACCCATTCGCCGTATTCACATTCCTCGGTGATGTGCATATGAACCCATCTTCAGATGATTGGTTCGAAACACAATATCGCCCAGACGTTATTCGAAATGTTGAAGGTAACTTTAACACTATCGCTGCTCTTGCTGTTCAGGCTGGTATGCTTGGAACAATTTGGAATGCATGGCAAGTAACATGGGCACCTCCAGTTCTACCTCCTGGTGGTTCATTGGTTCAGTATACAACTGGTTCTAACTGGGCAAACCAACGTGCGCTTGAACAGGGTGCGATCTATGTTAACGTGGATCAGTTCAACAATCGTTTCGGTACTGCAGGTGGTGGTGGTCCAGCTCGTCAGGTATTCGTTGAAACTCAGGCGCAAACTGGTTACCAATACCGTACTGGTTTAAAATCTACTCTTGCTGTTCAATACGATACACAATTAGTAGATGATAAAGTTGTTTCAACTGCGTTAATTCCTTACATTCGTTCAAGAAACATTCTTATTCAGTCTAAGAAATTAAAGCCAAACACAACTTTCTACCCATACTTTGATAATGTTGATGTTTCTGGATATTGCACTCCAGCATCAATGATGACTTACACATTACCATCTTCAACAGCAACTGACTTTGACTATAAGACAAATGCTGGTAGCCTGTCAAATGCATCTACACGTATTATCTCTGGTATCCCAGGATCCTTGACTGCAGAGACTTCTGGTAATATGGCACTTAACACTGGTGATGTTGTAACTGGTGGTGTTTCTGGTGCAACTGCTGTAGTTGTTGGTAGAGATTATAACTTTGATACTGGTGTTAGAACTTTACACCTTGCAAACATCAAGGGAACTTTCGTTGCCGATGAACAAATTACTGGATCTATTTCTGGTGCCGTTGGTAATGTTACAACTACAAGACAGACAAACCAAGCACAAGGTGGTGCACTAAAGACTAACTATGCTGGTGAATTAAACTTCATCTTCTATCTACCACAGAATGATACTTTACGTTTCCGTACAGGAACTCGTGAATTCAAGTTGCTTGACGTAAGCACTGTAACTGGTCAACAATCATCATCTGCCAAGATTCAATACGAATCAACTGGTACTCTGCAGATGCGTGAAAAGACAATCAACTCAGTTCGTAACGCAAAGATTGTTCAGGAAATCGTATCAGAAAACGATACTATCTCAAGAACTATTGAACGTGTTACACGTGATACTGGTTGGTATGACCCATTGGCTCAGACATTCTTGGTACAACAAAAGGGTGGCGCATTCTTATCTAAGATTGACGTATTCTTTGCTACTAAAGACACAAACCTTCCAGTAACATTGGAAGTTCGTGAAGTTGTGAACGGATATCCTGGACAACGTGTTCTTCCGTTCTCTAAAGTAACATTGAACCCACAGGATGTTAAGATCTCAGCGACAACTGTTGCGATGACAGATGGCACTGGTGCAAACTATCCTAAGTACGATACTCCAACAACATTCACTTTCCCATCTCCTGTATATGTACAAGAGAATCAGGAATATGCGATTGTTCTAGCATCTGACTCAAACAACTACAAAGTTTGGATCTCTCAGATGGGCGACCAGATCCCAGGATCTTCACGTACTATTTCTGAACAACCATACCTTGGATCATTGTTCAAATCTCAGAACGCAACAACATGGACAGCTGCTCAAGATCAAGACTTGATGTTCACTGTTTACCGTTGTAAGTTTGACACAACTGCAGTTGGTTCAGTTGAATTTGCCAACGATGTTATCCCAGCAACTGTTATTGACAACAACCCATTCGAAGTTGTTGCTGGAACTAACAAGATTCGTGTATGGCATCAGAACCATGGTCTGTTCGTAAACTCTAAAGTTGAATTTGATAATTCAGATCCAACTGTTTACACTGGTATCGCAGGAACTGGAACAATTACTACTTCAAATGCAAGTACAACTGTCACTGGTTCAGGAACATTGTTCACAACTGAGATTCCTTCTGCTGGTACAGTATTGTATCGTTCATCAGACGGTAAGTATCTTGGTGTTGTTGACCATGTTACAAGTGATACTCAATTAACATTGCGTAACAACTGTACTACAACAATCGCATCTGGTGTTGCTTACAAGTTTGCTGATTCATTGAATGGTATTCCTGTAACTGAGATCTACAAATACTCAAACCCATTATCAGCATTAACATTGGTTATTTCCGATGTTGATCTTGATTCATACTGCATTACTACAACAACTAGCGGAACATCTACTGGTTATGTTGGTGGATCTGGTGTAACAGCTGTAAGAAATATTCCTTACGATGTTATTAATCCATTGATTCAGGTATTGAATTTCTCAGATACAACATGCGATTTCTCTGTTAAAACAACAACTGGTAAATCAGTTGATGGATCTGAGTCACCATACCAGTTGTCCACTGACTTTACTCCTGTAGTTGCCAACGACAACAACTACTTCTTTGCTCCGCAGGTTGTAGCTTCGAATGTTAACCAAACATCGTTTGTTGGTGCCAAGACATTGACACTACAGGCATCGATGACTACAACCAATGATGCTTTGACGCCAGTTATTGATACTCATCGTGTATCTGCAATTACTATCTCTAACAAGATTAACTCTCCAATCGAAGCAAACACTAACGTGGCTGGAGTTGATGATAGAGTTGTATTCACAGGTGCCACTGGTGCGTTTAGTTTCGCTGGATCTACAATTACTACAAGCAATGCCACAGTTGCTAGTTTGATTCCTACTTTGGCAGTTGGTAAGTATATCACTATTGCTGGTGCAACTACAACAACAAATAACGGAACATACCTAATTACTGGTATTTCTGGAGATGGAGCGACAACTGGAACAATTACTGTTTCTGGTAAAACTTTTACATCTGAGTCTGCAGTTACTGGAACATCGGTGACTCTGAGAGTCTTGTTTGTAGATGAAATTGCCCCAATTGGTAGTTCCTCTGTGAATAAATACATATCGAAAGCAATTAAGTTGGCGAACCCATCTTCTTTCGTTAATATTCGTTTCTCGACAAACTGCCCAACTGCAGCGAATGTTCTTGTTTATTATAAGACTTCCCCTGTTGGATCTACAACAGACTTCCAGTCAATTAACTGGACTCTGGCAACTCCAGATACAAGTATTGTTAAAGTTAAGAATGGTGATGGAACATTCAATGATGTTTCATATTCCGTGAACAACCTAACTTCGTTTGATACTGTTATGGTTAAACTTGTAATGCAATCAACAAGTAGCTCTGCAATCCCTAGAATCAAGGATCTACGAATTATTGCTTGCGCATAATATATGACTGATACATTTGTAAAAGTTAAGGATAATGATGGTCTAGTGAGGGATACCCTTACTGGTGCCATCATAAATACAAATGCTGGCGAATACCAGAATTACCTTAACGCAAGAGATAGAGCTATTGCAAGGGAGCATGAGATAGCCAGACACACAGAAGAGATAAATAATATACAAAGCGATCTCTCTGAAATCAAAGAAATGCTAAAAATTCTGACACAAAAGGATAAGTAAAAAATGTCAACAATAACCTTAAGAGCGACTAAAGGTTCTCCGCTAACAAACACTGAAGTTGATAATAACTTCACGAATCTTAACACCGATAAGATTGAAGCTACCTATGCTGGTGCTCTAAACAGTCTTACTGGTGGTAGCTCTATTACCACAGTTAGCTCAACCACTGGTATTACAACTGGTGCATGGAAAGCTACTACAATTAGCCCATTATACGGTGGTACTGGTGTTGCTCAGGCGAGCGCATTAAGCACAATTACTATCTCTGGTGCCTACGGAACAACTTTCACTGTCAGCGGAACTACTTCTGTTACGCTTCCAACTAGTGGTACTTTGGCCACTCTTGCTGGTACTGAAACATTATCCAATAAAACTTTTGTTGCTCCTGCATTGGGAACTCCAGCATCTGGTACACTTACCAATGCAACTGGTCTTCCAATCGCAACTGGTGTTAGTGGTCTTGGAACTGGTGTCGCTACTTTCCTTGCTACTCCATCTTCAGCTAACTTGGCTGCTGCGATTACTGACGAAACTGGAACTGGCGCATTAGTATTCGCCAATACACCAACATTGGTAACTCCAGTTCTTGGTGCAGCAACTGGTACATCTCTTACATTATCATCATTGACAGCTGGTCGTATGACTTTTGCTGGAACATCTGGTTTGTTAAGTGACTCTGCTGGTTTCTTGTATGACTCAACAAACTTAGTTGCGATTATCGGTGGTGGTAGTGCTCTTGGTGGTACTACTAACCCAACTTTGGCCTTGACTAAAGGTGCCAACAACTACATTCAGGGTTATATCTATAACACAACCAATGGTGCAAACTCATCGGCAGACTTAGTTGCTTACCCAAGTAACGGTACTGATTCTTCTGGTTGGATTGATATGGGTATTACTAGTTTGACATTCAGTCAGGCTGCATACTCAGTTACAGGTGCCAACGAAGGTTACTTGTTTATGTCTGCTCCAAGCGGATCAAGCACTTCTGGTAACTTGGTTATCGCCACTGATTCGACTGGTACTACAAACGCTATTCAATTCTTCACTGGTGGTTTCAACGGAACTAAAACTGCTCCGAAGATGGCTCTGTTAACTTCTGGTGCATTGGCATTCGGTAGTATGACTAACTATGGTACTACTGGTCAGGTTTTAGTTTCACAGGGTAACGCTGCTCCAGTTTGGCAAACCAACAACGCAGCAACAACTGGTAAAGCAATTGCCATGGCAATGGTCTTTGGCGGATAATTTTTAAAAGAGGATAAATTAAAATGGCAGCTCCAAATATTGTAAACGTAGCAACCATCAATGGTTCTACTGCATATCAAGCATTAACAAACACAAACAACAACGCATTAATTTCTAATGCAGCGTCCAGCAATACTGTATACAAAATAAACAACATTTTCGTTTCTAACGTGAATGGTGTTTCTGCAGCTACAGTTACCTTGGCGTTTATGTCTGCAGCTAACGCTGTTTCTAACGGCACTTTAACAACTGCTTCTGCAGGTACTGCATATCGTATCGCTTATCAGATTTCTGTTCCAGCTAATACTACTCTAATGTTGTTAGATAAAGCTGGTTCGCTTTACTTACCAGAAAACTCTTCATTGGCTGTTCAAGCTGGTACTGCTGGTTACTTAGAAGTTGTTGCATCATACGAAACAATCGCTTAATTTATAGTTTGACAAACGAGATAGGACATCATGTCTAAAAGATATCCAGGAAATTTTATCACTGGTAATCCAGTAGCATTATCACAAACATCAAATAATGGTATTTGGGATTTAAAAGACGAGTATGCAGCCACAGCTAATAATACTTGGCAAGAAGGCGACAGTGGATATTATGAGATTGGAAAATCTTTAAGATGTCGCTATAATAGCACTGGCTCGTTAATTAAAAACTCAAATTTACCAACACCAACAAATAGTTCTAAATGGACGTTTTCAATTTGGGTTAAGCGTAATGACCTTGGAAACATCACCAACCACTATAACAGTATATTTGGTAAAACAGTTTCCGCTGGTGCAAACATGGCTGTATATTTTGGATATAGCGGATCATCTACTAGAGATTCCATTACATGGACTTTTAGTAATACAACAAGTCTTGAAACAAAACAAGTTTTTAGAGATACGAATGCTTGGTATCATTTAGTATTTGTTTGGGATTCAGCTAATGCAATTTATTCCGAAAGAGCTAAAATTTGGGTCAATGGTGTTCAATGTACAGAATTTTTAAATGACCAAAGATCTAGTATCTCAACATCAATGGATTGTTGGAATACTACTAACACTGGATACGTTGGAGCAATTGGTGCTACCTCTGCAAACTCAACAACACCGAACTCTTCATTAGATGGTTCTATTGCTGAAGTTTATAACATTGATGGTCAAACATTAGATCCAACATACTTTGGTTATTTTGATAGCAATGGTATTTGGCAACCAAAACCATACACTGGTACATATGGCAATGCTGGTGGTTATTTCCCATTCACTGAGAATCAATCTACATATAATCTTGGTAGAAACTTTGCTGGTTCAAACTATTTTACATATTCTGAACAGTTTGATAACTCTGCATGGTCAAAATATCAAAGTAGTGTAACAGCCAATGCAGCGGTTGCTCCAGATGGAACTACTACTGCTGATAAATTAGTTGGAACTACTGGAACTACTGGTGACCACCAAGTATCACAATCTAATATGGTAACTGCAGTTGATAACGGAACATATACGTTTTCTTGTTATGCAAAAGCAGCAGAAAGATCTATCTTTAGATTGTATATTCAAAAGAGAGATGGTGCCACTTATGCATTTTCAGATTTTGATTTAAGTACTGGACAAATTTATACTCTAGGTGGTAGTCCTTACGCTGGGGCTGTACCAGCAATAACTTATGTTGGTAATGGTTGGTATCGTTGTTCCATTACAGTTAACGTAGGAACTGGTGCTGGTGGCGTGAGTGCAATTATTTCTTATGCATCTCCAACAGCAGAAACTGCAGGATATGGACTTTATATCTGGGGTGCTCAGATTAACTGGGGTACAACAACAGACCGATATATCCAAACAGTAACAGGTGCTGTTAATAATGACTGGACTCCATACGGTTTATCATTAACAGCTGGTTCTACATACGACTCAACAGTTGATTCTCCAACAAACGTATACACTGTTACTAATGATACTGGTGGTGTAATTCCAGGAAACTATTGTTGCTGGAATCCTACATCAACTTACGGTGGTACAGTAACAAACGTAAACAGTTCTGGTTGGGATCTTGGTTCTACATCTGATGGTGGTAGTACTAGTGGTAACAATACTTGTGTTTTTGGAACTATTGCTGTTACAACAGGTAAATGGTATTTTGAAACTACAAAATTAAATACTACATCAAACTGTCAAGTTCCATCATTCTATACTGTAAATTGTATTCCTGGTGATAACGCTGGTAGTTTAACATCTGATAAAGCTGTATTTGGTTTTATCTATACAGGATCTGGCAATTATATTGCTGCTGTTCGTCAAAATGGTTCAACTACAACACTGGCAACATATACTTCCCAAGCGCAAGGTGATGTTCATGCAGTTGCTTTAGACTTAGATAACTTAACAGTCACAATTTATAAAAATGGCACATCAGCTGGTACGGTTAGTATTAGTGCGCCATCTGTTCCTATTAGTGTTGGTTTAGTTCAATCGTCATCTTGGAACTATCCAGGATACGCTCTTAATACTGGACAGCGACCATTTGCATATACTCCACCAGCTGGATTTAAAGGTATTTGTACTACAAACTTACAAGCTACTGGTACTCATGTGACTGGTGCTGGGTTAACACCAAATAAATTTTTTGATGCTTTCCTTTACACTGGCACATCAGTAGTAAATAAAATTACAACTCCATCTGGATTTGGTCCAGATATGGTTTGGACAAAAGGTCGTTTTGGTCCAGTATCATCATCAAATGGTTTAATCAGCGATTCAGTTCGTGGTGGTCATACTGCTTTGATTCCTGCTTCTACGTATGGCGAATCAAGTAATGGATATAGAGGTCTTAACTCTTTTGATTCGAATGGATTTACTTGGTCTGATACTGGTAGTGGAGACGGTAACACAATTGGTGAAAACTATGTAGCTTGGACTTGGAAACAATCTCCAAAATCTGGTTTCAATATTGTAAAATTTACACAAGGCGCATCAACAACTACAGTATCGCATAATCTTGGAACTACTCCAAGTATGATGATTTTAAAATCTACTAGTGCTGATAATGATTGGTTTGTTTGGCATAAATCTTTTGCGAATCCAGTTGGAGACTTTTTAAGACTTCAAAACAACGCACCAACCAACACTTCATATCCAACGGCATGGGGTGCTGCTCCAACAAATAGCAGTTTTTCTAGTAGTGCTACTTTGTACACAAACGGTACTTCTGTTATAGCTTACCTATGGGCAGAAGTTCCAGGATTTAGTAAAATCGGTGTATATCAGGGCAATCAGAACGCAGATGGTCCATTCGTATATTGCGGATTCCGTCCGAAATTTATCCTTATTCATGATGTTAATAGCAACGCATCTGTAGAATGGCTAATGCTTGATGCTGCAAGAAATCAATATAATCAATCAACTTATTGGAATGCTTTAGCTGCAAATAGAACAGTAGTTGAAAACGACGGAACTTATTTGTATGGGTCATCATCAGATAACATAATTGATTTTACAGCAAATGGGTTTAAGATTCGTGCGACAAATGGTAATATGAATTATAATTACGGCAGCGTATCAAATCAGTATATCTACATGGCATTTGCTGAGTCACCATTCGCACTAAATAACAGAGCAAGATAAAGAGAAAACAAAATGGCAAATTACTATCTAAATGGTTCATTAATTCCAGAAGGGTCTCCTGTGACTCTTAATGGTATGGAATATCCATATTCATGGTTAGAAACTACAACACAACAAGTTCGTGCTTCTCATGGCATTGAAAAGAATGGTGATATCAATTTTGATGAGAAATATTATTTGACTACGGATACTCCAAAAAGTTTAGATGATGTTGAAGCTGTCGATGAAGATGGAAATCCTGTTTTTATAACAACATATGACCCTAATGCTGATGGTGGTAAGGGTGCTATGGTTCCAACATCAAAACGTGAAATACAGTTGGGATTAAAAAGTATTTGTTTAGCAGAAATTAAAACTAAGACTAATCAATTATTAGAATCTACAGATAGCTATATCATTCGCAATCATGTTGAAGAGACTAGTATTCCAGAATCTGTATCAACATATCGCGAAGCAGTTATCACAGAATCAAATCGTATTCAAACTGCAATCCCAGCTGTTACTACAGTTGAAGAACTTATTCAAGTGATGCATTCAATCACTTGGCCAAAAGCAGACTAAATAATAGAGTTAGAATTAACAAAGTTAAGGTAAATAAATGACTCGTCGTTATACTGGTGGATTTTTATCTGCTAAAGAACAAGCTACAGACTCTAATACCGCAAATGGTATTTTCACTCTTTCAGAAGCAGAACAATTAACTGCTGCTGGTAATTTTCCAGTTGGTCGATGGACTCCACAGAGATCTTTAAAATTCAATAGCAGTCGTTCTCAATACATAAGTCGTACTCCAGGTGTT